GTTCCTTTAGCAGTTTGTTCAGTAAATATGTTAGCCGCCCAAGGTTCAATTCCAGCTGATACATCACCACTCAATTTAGAGTTAGATACAGTTGGTGCAATTGCTCTAAGGTGAGTATTTCTCATCCCACTATCTCTACACCATAATGGTTCTCCATATTCATCTGCCATATCTCTACTCGCTCTTTCAGATTCAATCTTTAGTTGAGAGAAAATCTTACGAGTTTCAAATTGTGCAGTCATACCTTCAAATGGAATACCATTCTTTTGTAAGTAAGTGTGCCACCCTAATACACCCAATCCTAATGCTCTACCTTTTTCAGCAGAACGTACCGAATTTTCAAAACCCTTTAGGTTCTTAGCCTTTTGAATGAATTCTGAAAGAACCCCATCTAAGAACCAAGTTGCGGTATAAACTAAATCAGTATCTTTCCACTCATCGTATTTAGCCACATTTAGTGAAGAAAGACAACACACAAATGAATGTGATTCATCGGTATGTAAGGTGATTTCAGAACAAATGTTAGTCATATGAACTTTCAATCCATTTTGCTTATATGGTTCTGGGTTTTGTTTGTTAACATTCCCTTTGTACATAATATAAGGTTCACCAGTTGCTTTACGTTTCTGAAGTAATTTACCCCATTTTCTACGAGCTTCTTCATCACCATTTTCCAACTTTCTCATAAACTTATCACCCACTACCGCACATTGGTGTAGATTAAGTGATTGTCTATTTACATCACCCTTTGGTTCTCTAATCTCCAACCACTCTTCAAAATCCTTATGGTCAATATTTAGGTTAACCGATGCTGCACCTCTACGAACTGAACCTTGATTGGTTGCAAGGATTGTTGAATCGTAGATTTTAGCGAATGGAATTACACCATCAGATGTACCATTTCCAGTAATAGGTGCCCCAGCTGGTCTGATTTGGTTGATACCAATACCAACTCCTCCACCATGTTTTGCCAATAGCATCAATTCTAAGTTTTTGCTACCAATATCGTAGATTGAATCAGCTACATCAATTCCGAAGCAAGAAATAGGTAATCCCCTATCGGTACCAGTATTTGAAAGTACAGGTGTAGCAAGATTCAACCAACCTTTCCAAATGTAATCAAAAAACTTCGATGCCATTTGTGGTTTATTTAAACGTTGAGCAACTTTTGTTGCTACACGCCAATACGCATCCTTTGGTTTTTCATCATTGATTAAATACCCCTTAGAAATTGTTTTTACATATATTTCGGTGTTAGCCCATTCAGGGAAATCCACACCTAACTCCCAACCTAAATCTTCTCCGTAATTCTTAGCCATTTTAATTTTCGTCTTTTACAAATACACCATTTACGGTATTTCCTGTTCTATCTTTAATTTCATTCCATGCTGCTTCCAAACATTCAGTTGGATTCAATCCCATTTGATAAGCAAGGATAATTAGGGTAACAAAAGTATCACCAATCCCATCCATAATCTCATCAGTTTTCTTATTCTTAGCAATGGCACCTGCAGTTTCACCGAGTTCCTCCATCACTTTCATTAGTTGTTTAGGAGCGTTTTCTTGTTTAAGGATATCCTTAGCATCAGCCCATCCTTTTACGTTATTTATTAATTCGTCAAATGTCATTTTAATATTGTATTTTTTAAATTGTAGGTTCCGAATAGTTCTTCACCTTGTTTAATGGGTTTTATTATCTTCTTTGTTACAGAATCAACATTACCATCCTCTTCCTTTGTATTAACGTATGCCCAAGGATTCGATAAATTAAAATACGAATCTTTAAACAATCTAAACCAAATAAACGGATATTCTTTTCGATTTTCATATGATTTTAAAATCAAAAATTTAGATGAATCTGGTAATATATTAAATTCATCTTCCGATACTATATATGATTTAGTTTCACCACCCCATCTGATAAAAACATCCTCACCAACTTCCAAGTCTCTAAGAGCAAAAGTCCCAATGCCATGTGTTGGTGAGGGTGCTATATCAGTTTTCAAACATTCATTTAAATATGTAAATGGTTTCATACTACAAATATACGAAATTTATCTCAATTTACCAAAGGTTTATTAAAATAAATCTCCCCAATCTTCACCTTCACCCGCCTTTGAATAATCGGTAGGTCTAACTGCGAAGAAATCGGTATGAGTCAAACCACCAGTTAAGTGATAGAACCACTCTAAGTTCTCAGTTTGCTCTTTGTTGTATTCGAAGATGGAATCGTATCCCAACTCCTGTAATTTGGTATTTGCTCTCGCTTTGATAAATTCTTTCAAATCAGATGATGATAGATTTTCTAAATCACCCATTTCAAACATTTTATCAATGAATTTTGATTCCAACTCAACTATAAGTCTAGCTGCCTCTTCGATAGATTCCCTACTATCACCTTTAAGTTCAGGAAACTCATTACACATCTCTCTAAACAATTGACAACCCATCTTTGAGTGAAGTGATTCATCTCTAACACTCCATTTCATTTGTTGTCCAATACCCTTCAATAGATTTCTCATTTGGAATGAATATAGAACAGCGAATGAAGAGTAAAGTGAAACACCCTCACTAAATGCTGAGAAGATTGCAAGTGAACGAGCCACTTCCTGTCTAGCTTCAGAATTTTTCTCCAAATCGGTATGTGTCCAATTGTTAGTTGTTGCTGTTAGGAGTTCAAACTTCTCAGCTGTTGCAGGTTCATGCAAAAATGCCGAGAAGTCATCCAACCCTAATGTTTCATTTAAATATGAATATGCCGTTGCGTGGATTGTTTCTTGGGAACCAAACATCATAGCCATCTGCTTAATTTCATGCTTTGGGAACCAATTGGTAACCATCGTAGTCCAATAATCAGATACAGCACATTCAGTTTGAGCAAATCCCAAAAGAATATTACCAACTAAGTTTTTTTCTTCTTTAGTAAGATGTTCGTTCCAATCCTTTACATCACCCTGCATAGGTATCTCAGTATGTAGCCAAAACGCTTGTGCTTGTTTTAACCAACCCTCAGTATAGTAATCAGGATATTCAAATGGTTTGTAAGGAATTCTTTCTTTAAATAATTTGCTCATAATTGGTTTTATTTAGATTCTTCTACTGAAAGTTTTCTATAATCCGTTACCAATTTTTTAATCTCACCAATATGTTTGCGAGCTCTTGATTTAGCTGCTTTGGTTGTTCCGTTGTGATTTTCTTCGAACGCTACGAATAGTTCTTGAATTTGTTCGAATACTTCTTGCGATGTTGCCATAAATTTTATTATTTTTAATTGTTAAAGTTACCAACCCTTATTTGAGTTGGGTGAATATAACTATCGTATATATTCTAAAATGAATAAATTTTTGATAGTATTTTTTTATAAATTACTTTTTGATATTTTGAGTACCCATCATAACTCAGGTGTTAAAATACCTTAATTGTAATTTAATAGATTTACAATCACTATCCAAAGTTTTCTACATATTTTTTGTGTAGTAATTGCTTCTCCATTTCTTGCCCATTTGCCGATTCTTTCTGAGTAATGATTCCATCTGATGAGTTACCATCATAAACCTCAATGAATCCATTATTAGTATCCATCTTAGATGGGAATGTAATCCCATCAGGTCCAAAACGATTCTTCATAATGTGGAATCTAGCAGTATTGTTCAATTTATCTTTTGCTTTCCTACTGATACTCATAATGAAATCTGCGTTCATTACCTTAGCGTAAGAATCCGCTATCTTGTCAGCTTCAATAACTTCTGAATCAATTGCTGAACGATTGGTTTGGGATGCTGTCCAAATTGGAATACCCAACTCACCACTTATACCTCTTAACTCAATATATACACCACCCTGCTCACCATAAGTTGAATCGGATTTATTTGTATGAGATAATAACAAATCAGCGTAATCAACTATTATCAAATCAGGTTTATTACCCGCTGCTGTCATTTTCTCAATATGTGCTTCTATTTTCTTAGGAGATACACCCTTTGGTGGATAATACTTAATCAAAAGTTTACCTCTCAGTTTACTAATCTTATCCAATACTATTTCTTTCTTCTCCTTCACATCAGCTGATGGAATTTGAGTAAAGACGGTATCGTAACGTTGTCCAACATAATGTTCTGAAAGTTCTAATGAGTAGTGTACTACGTTCAATCCGGCTTTTACAGCGGCTGCTCCTAATGCACATAATACCCAAGTCTTTCCAACACCAGATGGTGCAACTGCTACTCCCAATTCGCCAGGTCCCAAACCACCATCCATTACATCATCAATACATTCCCATCCAGTTGAAACTGAATTTCTATCAATCTCAGTTGTTCTTTCCTCAAAGTCCAAAAGGTAATCATGTCCCAATTCGGAATCAACTCCCACCTTCATAGCCTTATCTACTAAATCTTTGATTCTATCGTAGTTTCCAGCTTTGAGTAAATCAATTGATTCAACAATTGCCTGTTTTAGATTTTGGTTGATACAAAATGATGAAAATTCCTTCTTCACATAATCTAAATCGGAATCACCAATTTGTGTGAATACTGATTTTAGTTGCTCAATTACATTTTTTTGAAATCCCTTATCATCCAACTTAGAAACCTCAACTTTAAATACATCTAACGTTGGTGATTTCTTAAACTCAGTATGATAGTTTATAATCTCCTCAGCAATCCACTTATTTGATTCAGCTTCAAAAAACTTTGGATGTATAATTTCACTTAATGTATCTAATAAACGAACATCAGCAATCAAAGATGATAACACCTTTGTTTGAAATGATTGTCCGAATTTAGCAAGAGTATCTATATTTTGCATCTATAACCTAATTTGATTTCACAAATATACAATAAATTTGTGATAAAACCTAATTTATTTTGTAATAATGTTGTGGAATGTTGATTGTAACCAATCATTAATATCCCGCCAATTCTGAAGTACCTTATATTTATTACCCACTTTAAGGAAATCTAACTTATTGAACTGAATATCCTCTTCAGCAAATCTGTCCAATATTTTCAATTTCTTATTGGTTGGGATATGTGGTTCATCCAACTCCATTAATCTCTTATTCATCAAAAGTTGGTCTTTTGCTTCTAAGATATCATTATAAAGTTTAATCTTACCACTCTTCTCCTCACACATTTGGAAGAACTCCTCATGTGTTATAAGCCTATCCTCAGAAAGTTCAGGAAACCTCTTTAAAAGAGTTTTAATACCACATCCTCTAATGCCAGGTATGTTATCAGATTTATCACCATCCAATGTACGATACAAAAGTAGGTTTTGAGGCCATATTCCAAACTCATCAAATACAACTTGTCTATTATATAGTTTCTTTTTGGTAGGTGAGAACACCAATACCTTATCAGAAACTAATTGTAGAAAATCCTTATCAGTTGAAACAATAACAACTTCACCATCTAACTCATTCTGAGTATATTGAGTTAAATATGCAATGGTATCATCTGCTTCAATTCCATCATAAACCATAGTTGATACTGGTAAGTAATCTAAGATATCATTCAACCAAACAAATTGTTGTCTCATTGATAATCTCTCATCTTCCTCACTCATCATCTCACCATAGGTACGATTTACTCTAAATCGGTTTTTCTCTCTACCAGCTTTGTATCCTTCGTGAATCTGCTTTCTGGATTTAGAACCATCTTTACCATCGAATGTAACCACAACTCTCGTTGGGTTAAATTCTCTGATTTGATATCCAATGGATTTGAGTGAACCAATCACCCCACCCGTATGGTCACCATCCTCATTCATTGTGGGGTTGGTTGTCCAGCTACGGATGAAGGTGTTTAGTCCATCAATAATAAGAACTCTACTGTTCCTTTCTCGAAGGTGATTCGTTTTGTGTTCCTCACTTACTTCGTTGAGGATATCTTTGTAGAGTTTTTTCATTATGTTGTTGTTGTTGTATAACCATTACCATTAACCAATCCAACCTGTGTAGGGGATAGGTACTTTTCAATTGCTTCCAATCTATCATCTGCATCTACCAACATCTGAAGTGCTTCTTCAGCGTTATCGTAGAAATCTTTTGTAGAATGGTCACCAATTCCAGCGGGATGGTTTTCCAACAACTCCAACGTAAGGAGTGCCTTTGCTCTATCAGCTTCCGCTGATGTGCGTAACATATTTGCTAATTTACTCATAACTTATTATTTTTTAATTTTAATCTCCAATAACTTGGTCATCTACTACTAAGTTATCCAAATCTTCAGCTGCTGATTTATATTCTCTGATTGTTGCTTCACATATTTTGTTATAAATCTGCTCTTCCAACTCTTTGTTGTTTTGTAACAACTCAGGGAAATCTTTAGCTTGGAATTTGTGTTCCTCACCAGTTTCAGTATCAATGTAAGTGTACCAAGCTCCACCCTGTTTAAGAATACCATTCTCTTTCATAACAGCCAACCATGCTCCATAATTATCAATACCTCTATCGAACATTATTTCAAAATCAGCGTGTCTAAGTGGTGGTCCCATTCGGTTTTTAACAACCTGTGCTCTTACCTTAATACCAACGATTCTATCAGTACCATTTACCTTCGCCTTAATCGTTCCCATACTCTTCAATCTCAAACGAACCGAAGCGTGGAAAGCGATTGCTTTACCACCACTCGTAGTCCAAGGGTCAGAGAATGGCATTGCGTTCATCTTCTGTCTCAACTGATTTGTGAAAACCAATGTGATTTTCTGTCTACCAATTAAGTTAGTGATTTTACGCATTGCCTTTGAGATAATAATTGCCTTATCGGTAGCATATCCATCTTTACCATAATCTGCATCCATCTCCTTTTCAGTTGATGCTGCTGCAACTGAATCTACTACGATAGTTACGAGTCTATCTTTCGATGCTACTCTCACCTTTTCAATAATAGTTTCAGTATATTCGAAACATTGTTCTACTGTCTCAGCTGCTACATATAGTAATTTAGATACATCCACACCGATTACTTCTAAGAACTCTTTACTTACTGCGTTCTCAGTATCAATTAGTACTGCAAGTCCACCTTTCTTTTGTGTTTCCGCAAGGAGGTGAGCTGATACTAATGATTTTCCAGATTGTTCAAGTCCAGTAATCTCTGCGATTCTACCAACAGGAAATCCACCATAAGGTCTATTCGAAATGGCAACGTCTAGCATTGATGCTCCAGTTGAAACCCAATCAGATACATCGGTAGGAGAATCTCCCCCATCCAAAAAGAATGCTACCTTTTGGTCTTTTGCTTGTTTGTTAAGAGATTCGGCAAGTAAACTTGCCAAATCATCTTCTTTTGTCTTTTTTGCCATTAAGTTTTAGGATTATGAGTTAAATAAATCGTCAAATGCGTTTGCTACATCATCCAACTTCTTTCTATCTTCTACCGCTGGTGCTGCTTGTGGAGCAGGTGCCGCCGGAGTTGATTGTGGAGTTGATGGAGCTGAAAGTGATTGTTGTGATACACTTTCTTGTGCACCTTCTGCTGTTGGGTTTAACCAACCTTCCAACACACCTTTCAATTCATCGTAAGATAACTCTGAATAGATATCGGTAATGTTTGTCTGTCCATCCAACAATTGTTTAACCTGCGCCTCATCATTTGTGATAGGAGTTTGTGATGGTTTAACACGAATGGTAGTTACAGGATAAGATGTTCCTGCATCTTCAGCTGATGTGTACTCAATAGTAATATCTCTACCAGTTGTTGGGTCAGTAATATCACCATAATCCGGGTCAGCGATGTAACCTAAGATTTCTTGGTAAACAGTTTTACCGAATCCCCAAAATTTGATTCCTTCACCTTCTTCACCACGAACAAGAACAGGTACAAATGTACGGAGTTTTGGTTCCATTTTCTTTGCGGCTTTCCAATCTTCTTTATCACCCATACGCTTCAATTTATCAGCGAATTCTACGATAGGGTCAGGACGCCCGAACGATGATGGAGATAAGTAAGTTTTGTTGTTGATGTTGTAGTGAAAATACAATTCAATGAATGGATTCTCTTTGTTGAATAGGTAAGGTACGATTCGTACTTGATGTTTACCAGGAGTTGGTTTCCAAAGGTTACTTTTTGAGTTTCCAGTGTTTTGTAGTTTGTTCAGTCTACCTCTGATTGCGCTCAAATCTAGTGCCATAATTTTTAAAATTTTAAGTGTTTAAATTATTTAATGGTTTTATTTTGGTGTCTTTCCTACACCTTATATAAATATCAAGAAACCTAATTTTAAGAGGGTCTCTCTCCATTTGTTATACAAATATACGAAATAAAATTGATACTACCAAATTTATTTTTACTTTTTTTCATTGATAAAAAAGTCATGCAAAAAGATAGGTGTTTTTTCTCCCACATAGGTGTTGAAAACATTGAATTCAGCATAATCGATTGCATCAATCATTTCCAACTCTAACTCGTTCATCAGAATCTGAATCACCTTTTCTCTTGAATAGAATACAATACCAGTATCCTCCTGAATTCCTACGATTGCATTATCGAATCCTTCTGCAAGAACCAATTCATCCCAATACTCAACTGCTGCATCTAAATCTACTGAAGTACTCATCTCTTTCATATTTTGTTGAATACAAATATACGAAATATTTTTGATATAAACAAATAAAGGGGAGAATTTCTTCCCCCCTTTTGTTTTACCACATTTGTAGTGTTTCGAAAAAAGCTACTTGTAGTTTACACCACAATACTCTTAATTTATGTTTCATCTTATAGTGATACTAACATATCCAATAGTTCCTGTTGTGGGAACATATCGAACTTATCTTTACGAGTGTTAGTGTGAGTCCATACACCTTTTACTCTACCATAGTATGCATCTTCGTTAAATTCAAATGCATCAGCACCATGTTGTTTAACCAATGCAGGTAAACCAGCTGAGATATCGATGTTATCTCGTTCAGCGATGAATTTTAACCACTTTTCTAATGCTTCTATTTGTTTGTTGGAATATCTATGCCAAGTAGAGTGTCCTCTAAATGGTTTTGCTAAAGTTACGATTTGTGATTCTTCAACAGCAGCACCAGCATAAGTTTTTCCATCTTTCACATATCCAAAGTTACACACCTCCATACCAATAGAGTTTACGTGCATCTTTTGTGAACCATTCTTACCTAAGTGGTATCCCCAGTTTCCAGCAGGGAATGCTTGAACTACTTCGCCATCGAACTTATCATCATTTCCTTTTACTGATGGTCCACCCATTACGAATTCAGTTGCGATTGCACCATTCTTATCAGCATCCCATTGTTTGATACAATTGTATGGGTTGTGCCATCCAGCAGTATGGTGGATAAATACCCACTCTGCGTTGATAGGACCTTTTTTGTATTCATCATCCGGCATAAAGTATTCAATGATTTCCAAACCATTTGATGTTGTGTAAGGTTTCTTAGTATAAAGTCCTTTTGCATCTTCAGGGTTTGCACCACCAGCACCATTATCAGTATCCAACAATTCCATTTTGGCGAGTGTTCCTCTACCAACTAAACCATCAGCATCTAAACCATTTGCGGCTTGCCATTTCTTTACTGCTTCAGCAGTACCTTTTCCAAAAATTCCATCGGCACCAACACCAACGACTTCCTGTACATCTTTTACGAGTTCTCCTCTTGAACCAATTTTTAGTAGCATATTTATTTTTTATTTTTGATTGAATTCTATAACCTCGTAGATACGAGTCTGAATTCTCTTCGTACCTTCTGTATTAGTAAGTATAATTGAGTTTCTAAATTTTGGCCAATCTATCACAAATGATTTATCCAATACACCACCATTTTCTTCTTTCACCAATTGATTTAGTGCGTTGATTGTGTATAGGGTATTTGATTCTTTCTTACGATGGATTAATATTGTATCTCTTAATGGTTGTGTTGGCCGATACTCTGTATTGATATTGTAAGTTATATACAGTTCATCCAAATCAGTCTTATTTTGTAGTATATAGATATAGTTATACACTATCACATAAGTTTCTCTAATTTCTTGTAGAACCTGCTGTAATTCAGACTTTGTTGTAAATGTACACAGTAGTTGTGTTTTCATATATTCATTTCTCTATATTGAGAATTCCCTTTGTTAGGTATAAATATAAACCAACACACCAAAAGGGTAATATTTAATTAAGTATTATTTGATTTCACCTACCTGCGAATTACCGAATTTCTCTTTTAGTTCCGAACCAATATATGATACCTGTGCCCCACCACCACTTCGTCCAGCAGTTCTATACATTCTAAAGTTAATATACCACTCATCTCTATCAGTTGTACCAGCAACAGTTGTATTCTTTAATGTACCATTATCATAGTATTGTTTATTGTGAGTTACCCCCTCATATCCATTGGAAGTTACGATTTGATTTGCCAATGATAATCCACTTATAAAATGAGCTGCCCCAAAGTCGTACTTACTAGCAACTCTACCATTTCTAGAACCTATAAGTTTGGAGAATTTTTCAACAGACACTAAATCCTTTAGTTTACTATTTAATTCTACCAAAGATGGGTCTTTTAAAATATCTTTTTGTAATTTAGCCCATCCAACTTTATCCATCTTACCATCTTTCTCATACTGAGCTTTAAGTTGATTGATTCTTTCTTTGGATTCATAAACGATATTTGAAATTTCATCCAATTCAATATCATTAAATATACCCTGTACATCGGGCATCTCATCAATCATAGATTTTATGGATTTCTTAGTAGTTTCTTTATCAGATACTAAATTATCATTAACCGCTAATGTGTATCCACCTTCACCAATATATTGGCCCTGTCTATCTCTTTTGTTTATATCTGGATGTAGGGTTTGTAATGCTTTCGAATTTGCAGGACAACCATATACATCTCCATTCTTACCATATTTTACCGAAACAAACGATACTCGTTCAGTACCACCGGCTCCGTTTTGGAATACCAACTTATCACCAGCAGGGAATGAACCATCTCCAGGTAGATAAGCTTCATCACCTTTAGCAATCTCAGAATCATACAATCTCATTTCTGCAAATTGCTTCAACATACGAGATGCAAGGTCTTGATTTTGTTTCATCAACTCATCAAACATTTTAGCGTATGATAAATCAACTGCATTTGCAGCTGCTTCGGATGGTATCTCCATATTATTCAATACATCACTC